GAGGTTCCGTTCTATGCGCCATCAGGGCGGCGCAATGTGCTGCACCTAAAGAAGATGCAACGACCGGGGCAGACCCGGGGCCGGCCCTGCCTGGGGCCGATCATCGCGACAGTGAAGCAGCTCACCCGCTACAGCGATGCGGAAGTCGACGCAGCGGTGAACAGCGCAGCGCTGGCGGTGTTCGCCATGATGGACGGCCAGGCGTTCCAGGATGTCTACAGCGATGAGATGCGGGAGTCGTACATCGGCGCAGCGGCTGAGTACGACGGGGCCCTGAACAGCGGAAAGGCGGTGCGGCTGCTGCCTGGTGAAAGCATTACATCACCGACACCAGGGCGGCCTAACCCGAACTTTGAGGGCTTCTTTGGGGCGATGCTGAACCTGGTTAGCATGGGCCTGAATCTACCGAAGGAGGTGCTGAGCAAGGCGTTCAATGCGAGCTATTCGGCGAGTCGTGCGGCGCTGCTAGATGCTTGGCATACGTGGAAAATCGAGCGCGAATGGTTCGCATCAAACTGGAGCCAGCCGATCTATGAGGAGTGGCTGGCGGATTCGATCGCCTTGGGGATCATCGATGCACCGGGCTTCTTTGCTGACCCGTTCGTGCGGGAGGCATGGTGCGGCTCGAACTGGGGCGGCGATGGCCCTGGCGCGCTGGATCCGCTGAAGGAAGCACAAGCGGCAGAGAAGAGGATTGAGGTGGGCATCACCACCCAGGCGGAGGAAACCGTGGCCTATGACGGCGGCGACTGGCAGGAGAAGACCCAGCAGCGGGTGCGGGAGGTGAAGGTGCGCCGTGAAGGCGGCCTAGAGGTTGAAACGCAACCAGCGGCGCCGATGCCAGAGCAGATCGAGGAGGAGGATTTGCCGGAGAATGACCTAGAAGATGAAGATGAGCAGGATGATGCGGTGGAGGATCCAGCCGCTATTCTGATCTCATGACTGTTCTCGACATTCTGAACGCCCCATGGGCGATCACCCCCCACCGGCTGGAGCAGATCCACGGGATCTATGCGGCGTGGGCGCGGGGTGAATCGGTGGACGTGGCGGCAGTAGAGGCGAAGGTCGGCCGGCCGCTGGTCAATGATCCGCAGGGTTATGAGGTGCGGGACGGTGCAGCGCTGATCCCGATGCGCGGGGTGATGGCGCCACGCATGAACCTGATGACCCAGGTAAGCGGCGGCACTAGCACGGAGCTTTTCGTGCGAGACGTACGGGCAGCGCTGGAGGACCCGTCGGTCCGGTCGTTGGTGATCATGGCCGACACACCAGGCGGAGCGGTGGCGGGCACGCAGCGGGCAGCGGCGGCGGTGATGGCGGCGCGTGGCATCAAGCCGATCGCAACCTATGTCGAAGGCTTGATGGCCAGCGCGGGGGTCTGGGTGGGCACGGCGGCAGATGTCGTCATGATGGAATCCCGCACCAGCCAGGCCGGATCGGTTGGCGTGGTGGCTACTCATGTTGACGTGAGCAAGCAGGAAGAGGCCCTGGGGGTCAAGACCACGGAGATCGTGGCGGGTACCTACAAGCGGGCAGCCAGTCAGTACGGGCCGCTAACAGAGCTGGGCCGGCAGGTTCTGCAGAACGAGGTGGACTATCTCTACGGGCTGTTCGTGGGTGATGTGGCGGCGCAACGCGGCGTGAGTGTTGAGCAGGTGCTGGAGAGCATGGCGGATGGCCGTATGTTCATCGGGCAGCAAGCGGTGGATGCCGGATTGGTTGACGGTATTGCTACACTCGAAGAGACCATTAACATTCTCGACGATCGTGCGGCATCCTTCAGTCGCACGGTGATCACCGTTCCGGCCGTTGCTTCTATGGACTCTCCTCCGATGACTCCCACTGCAGAGGCGGCCTCCTGGGCCGCTGATCACCCCGAGGCCGCCGCGATCCTGCGGGCTGAAGGTGCTGCCGCTGAATGCGAACGCGTCGCCGCTGTTCGTTCGATGGCGCTGCCTGGCCACGAGGCGCTGATTGAACAGCTCGCCACCGATGGCCGCACCACCGGCCCCGAAGCTGCGGTGCTGGTGAATGCTGCCGAACGGCAGCGCGTCGCCACCGCCAAAGATTCCCGGATGGCCGATGCTTTGCCGCCGGTTGATTTTGCCCCCGCACCAACCGCAACCGAAGCCGCCCCTGCCGCTCCGGTTGCCGTGGATCCGATCGCCCAAGGCACCGCCTTGGCGGGCCGTGCTCGAGAGCTGATCGTTGCAGCGGAGGCCAAGGGCCAAACCCTAACCGCTCCTGCCGCCGTGGCACAGGCGCGGGCTGAACTCACCCCCGCCTGAGGATTGAATCATGAGTCTCCGTAACATTGACTTGGTCAAGTCTTTCTTTGCCGGCGCCGCAATCTCACCAGCGCGTCTCGTCAAATTCGACGCCGACGACCGCACCGTCATTCAAGGCGCCGCCGCCGCTGACGCCGTTTTTGGCGTGAGTGACATTGTTTCTGCCGCTGCCAGCGGTGAGCGGGTGGATGTCGTCATTGGCGGCATCGCCCCCGTGACCTATGGCGGCACCGTCACCCGTGGGCAACTGCTCATCAGCGACAGCACCGGCCGGGCCATCACGGCTGCAGCCAGTGCTGGCGCCAACGTCCGCACCGCTGGCGTTGCCATGGTGAGTGGTGTTGTTGGTGACGTGGGAGCTATCTCCCTGAGTCCTGGCTCATTCCAGGGTTGACCTTTTCTCTGAGGAATGAACCATGGCAAACATGAATTTCCCGTTTCCCATCGATCCGGTGCAAACTGGAATCACACTGGCGTATTCCAACCGCGCCTACTTGGCTGATATTGTGCTTCCCCGTGTGCCGGTTGGCGGTCGGGAATTTGAGTACAAGCTGGTCGGTCGTGATCAGATGTTCACGGTTCCCGAAACGTTGGTGGGCCGCAAAGGCCAACCCAATGAGGTGGAGTTCGGTGGCACCGAAACGCCAGCCAGCGTCCGGGATTATGGCCTCGATGATGTCGTGCCTAACGATGACATCGAGGCCGCTCAGAACGTTCCTGGCTGGGATCCGATCGGTCTGGCAAACATGGGCCTCACCGAGCTGGTCGCACTGGACCGTGAGAAGCGGACGGCTGATCTGGTGTTTGGTCTGAACACCTACCCATCGGCAAACCGCGCCACCCTGAGCGGTACCAGCCAGTGGTCCGATTACACCAACTCGGACCCCTACACCGCCATTCAGACCGCTCTGGATGGAATGCTAATGCGGCCCAACATCGCCGTTATTGGCCGCCTGGCATGGTCGCGGCTTCGGGTTCACCCGAAGGTCACCGCTGCCCTGGCGCCTTCCAGCAATGGCAACAGCGCAACGGCCAACGCAGCTGGCGCCCCTGCCAGCACACAGGCACTGGCCGACCTGCTGGAGCTGGATGCTATCTACGTGGGCGAGGGTTGGGTCAACACGGCCAAGCCCGGTCAGACTGCCACGCAAACTCGCCTGTGGGGTAAGCACATGGCTTTTCTGCACCAGAACCCTGCCGCCAGCATCCGTGGCAATGCCATTACCTTTGGTATGACCGCGCAGTACGGCACCCGGGTGGCTGGGTCCATTCCAGCGCCCGAGATTGGCCTTCGTGGCGCCCAGCGTTTGCGCGTTGGCGAAAGCGTCAACGAGATCATCATGGCCAGTGATGTCGGCTACTTCTTCCAAAACGTGGTGGCCTGATCATGTCTCATTCCTACACCGTCCTGAGCCCCGTCGATCACGACGGGACGCGATACGAGGAGGGGCAATCCGTTGCCCTTCCTGAAGATGTCGCCGTTGCTTTGTTGGCGGTTGGTGTGGTCGAGCAGGCGGAAGCCCGCAAGCCCAAGCAACCTGGTGCCGCTGATGCCGTTCGCTGAGGATCAATCGATCTTTCTTGCGGACTTTGGCCTGCCCGTTGTCGCCAATGGCGTCAGCGGGCTTGGCATTTATGACGCACCTGGCGAGTACGTGGGAAGCGATGGCGCGATGATGCTGAGCGACCCGACGGTGCGGTGCTTGGGGTCATTGGTTACGGGGTTGCAGTATGGCGACACCATCACGGTTGACGGCCTCGCCTACAGTGTGCGGGAGAACCGGCCGTTGTTTGATGGGATCTGGAATCAGCTCTTTCTTACCGGCCCGCTCGCTGTGACGACCGCGCCCGCCCTGCTGCTGGAGAGTGGCTTCTACCTGCTGCTGGAAAGCGGCGACCGCTTGCTATTGGAATCGTAATGGCCGATCAGAAAATCTCAGAGCTGACGGTTGACGCTTCCTTAGATGGAAGTGAGATCGTCCCTGTCGTACAGAACGGAAACAAGCGCACGACAGCGGCGGCGATTGCGGGCACCCTGCCGGATGCGACGACGAGCACGGCGGGGAAGATGACGGCGGCGGATAAGGTCCGACTGGATCAACTGGGCGCGGATGATTCCCCCAGT